TCCAATAATCCAACTGTATCCAATGCCACCAGAAACAAGATTAGTTAGTTCCATTGTTAATCTTTCCAGATCTTGGTGTCCTTCTTGTTTAATGCTTGTTCCGTTTAGAGCAGTACCACCTTGAGGTCCAGCGATCGAAGCAAACTTCTCTCTAGCCTGTCCCAACATAATCTTACAGTTAGCAAGAGTATAATCTTTAATCCATTGTCCTGCATATACGTCTTCGATAATAGCAAAATCTGGTTTGGTATTATAAACCCAAAGAAGTACCTGTTCTTCACCTCTAGGACGTTGAGTAATTACTAGTTTTTTGCTTTGAGGATTCCAAGTAAAATTAATAAACGAACCAAACATTTTTCCAACAAGTTCTTGGTATTGAGCAAATAATTCATATGTTGCAAGACCACCCATGTTAGTAGAACTTAACAAATATGTGTTCGTGTATGCTAGATTAAACGGTTCAAATACTGTTCCGCCTGTGCCGTTACCTGTTCGCGAACCTACACTTCTACGAAAAATTTGGCGGACCTGTTGTATCTCTTTTGGGAGAATATATTCGTTACGATTTTCCTCTAATGTTAGAAATGCGTAACTTTCTTCTACGGCGTTATCGCTGCGCTGACGGAAAACACCCAATGCTCTTTTTAAAGCGGTTTCATAGTGTTCGGGATCAAGTTCAACATCGATCATACCATCGCCTAACATGGTGCGGCAGTAGTCAAAAACTTCTTGTTTAGCTTCGTCAATATTGCTCATATAACTATTTATGCCTTGCTCTAAAAACGGTAAATACAAGTACTATGCCGAGATTAAGTCTATATCGCCCGGAAAAGGGCAACGATTACAAATTCATTGATAAAACCGCTTGGGAGATGTTTCAGGTAGGTGGTGTTGATGTGCTAGTACACAGATACATTGGGCCGGGATCGTCGCAGGGAGGAGCAACTCCTACAACTCCAGAATATGCATCTACAGATCCTACAAACATTCAGGATATGCTATTTTTAGAAAATAGAGATAGAAAATATGACCCGGATGTTTATGTATTAAGAGGTGTATATCACATACAAGATATCGATTTTAATTTGTCGCAGTTCGGTTTATTTTTACAGAATGACACAATTTTTATCACATTTCATATCAACGACACTGTTGAAAAATTAGGAAGAAAAATATTAGCCGGCGATGTAATTGAATTACCTCACTTAAAAGACGAATACGCACTGAACGATTTACAGTTTGCTCTAAAACGCTTTTATGTTGTAGAGGAAGTAAATCGTGCAGCAGAAGGATTTAGTGTAACTTGGTACCCGCACTTATATCGTGCAAAATGTAAACCACTGGTAGATTCGCAAGAGTTTAAACAAATACTTGACGATATTGCAGATACTGAAAATTATAAAGGTGCATATAATGCATCTAGCACCTACTATCCGGGGGATATAGTTTTAGGAGACGACGGCCAGAAATATACAGTTATACAACAAGTAACTGGTGTTGCTCCTCCTAATAATGAATACTATCATATTGCAGATACTCTTCGAGACATTATGTCTACATACGAAAAAGAAATGCAAATTACACAGGCAGTTCTTAATCAGGCAGAAGAGGATGCTCCGCAAAGTGGTTATGATACAACTGCATATTTTACATTACAACAAGACGATTTAGGACATTCAGAATTAGTAACTGTTGATGAAAGCGATTTAGATGCTTCACTAGAATTACAGGCAACTGATGCGGATGGCAATCCAATGTTTGATGCTAACGGAGACCCAATTTATATTGGACCAACTGCAAGTACAGTTTATCAAACACCTGAAGGAAATGGATATAAAGGTTATCTAACTGAAGATGGTATACCTTCAAACGGTGCTCCATTTACAAGCGGAATTGCTTACCCGTTAAGTCCAGTTAAAGGACAATATTGTTTGAGAACAGATTATATGCCAAATAGATTATTTCGATTTGACGGTGTTCGTTGGGTTAAAATAGAAGATGATGTAAGAATGACTATGTCAAATAATGATGAAAGACAGACACAAAAAACATCGTTTATCAACAACGATACTGTTAATAAAATTAATGGTACTGATGTTCAAGAAAAACAGAGTTTATCTAAAGCATTAAGACCAAAGGCTGACGAATAATGGATTTTTTTTATGATGGCCAAATAAGAAGATACGTTACGCAATTTATGCGTATCTTTATAGGTTTTAAATACGAAGCAGGAAATGGTGAACAGCGCACAGTTCCAGTTATGTACGGTGACCTTAATAGACAGGTTGCTAATATTATTAAAGAAAATTCTGAAAATAAATTACCAACGGTTCCTCGTGTTGCTTGTTATATAACAGGATTAGAGATGGCAACGGATCGTTTATCAGATCCTACCTTTATTAGTAAAGTCAGTATCAGAGAAAGAAATTATGATTCGTTTGATGAAAACGGTGATCCGTTATACACAGGTGCGCCAGGTAGGGGATACACTGTTGAAAGGTTAATGCCAACACCTTTTAAATTATCAATGCGTGCAGATATATGGTCTAGCAATACAGATCAAAAATTACAATTATTAGAACAAATATTAGTATTGTTCAATCCAGCATTAGAAATTCAGGCAACCGATAACTACATCGATTGGACTAGTTTAAGTGCTGTATATCTCACATCAAATACTTTCACATCTAGAACCATTCCTGCTGGTGCGGAAAGCGATATTGACGTTTGCAGTTTAGATTTTGAGATGCCTATATGGATCTCTCCACCTGCTAAAGTTAAAAAACTTGGAATCATTCAAACTATTATTGCCAACATCTTTACCGACACAGGCGATGTACAAGATCTTGGGACATTGGTTTTCAACGAAGTTGTAGGCGATTCACAAGTTATAACTACTGCTCGTTATCCTGTATTGTTGTTTAAATCTAATAATGGTGAGGATTACGATTATGACTTGACCATCGTTGATCCTTGGCAGGCTGTTGTTTCATTAGGATTAGACGAAAAAGAATATAAGACTGGAAACAGAAAAGTTGACTGGGTGTCTGTTCTTGCTGCTCATAATGTTAAATCTGGAACTAGCAGGGTCTATTTTACCTTACCTAGTGGTAATGAAATAGGAGGAACGTTTGCAATAAATCCAACAGATCCAACTGTGCTTGTTGTTTCGATAGATAAAGCAGACATGGAAGGATTATTGGCCAATTCTATCATTCCTTCAGTTTATAGATCGTCAAAAACAACCATTGACGCTATTGTTGACCCTACAACATTTAATCCGGTTGAGAATTTTAACGGTCTTGCAAATATACCTGTAGGAACTCGTTATTTAATGCTTGACGATGTTGGTAGTAGTTCTAATACCGACGGTCCCGATGCTTGGAAGGACCTTGCAGGAAATGATAGTATTATTAAAGCAAATTCAATGATCGAATGGACAGGAACAGGGTGGGTAGAAGTTTTTGATCCAAACAATCCTCCAGAAATACCAACTCTTATTACAAATCTTCGAACCAAGATACAATATAAATGGGACGGGGATCAATGGCTTAAATCGTTTGAAGGTGAGTATGTTGCCGGATCCTGGAGATTTGATCCTAATCCATAATAAGTAAGGGTATGCAAAAGCGTGCTGGTTTACTATTTCTTTCTAAATCAACTAATAGAATACTTTTGATATTAGAAAATCAAAAGTGGACGGTTCCCACTTTTGAAAGAAAAGAAACAGTGTTATCCGATGCACAATTATTATTAGATAATTATTCTAAAGGTCGTATTGTTCCTATTGAATTATATTTGTCTGAAGATAAGGGATTTGAATATGGTACCTATGTTTGTTTGGTCGATAATGAATTTTTAACCACGTCTGTAAATACTCTATGTTGGTGTTCTTTAGATGACCTTCCAAAAAATTTACATAATGGATTGAAAACTACATTAAATAATAATCTTATTAGAACTAAAATTGAAACAATTCTGGAGTTAGAACAAAATGATAAATTTACAAAATAGTCAAAGATTCGTTGAAGAGTATAATGATTTTGAAATGGCCATTAGCGAGATTCCAAACGATACTATACGACGCGAAGGCGAAGATCTTTTAAGAAAGTTAAAATCAGCCGTTAAAACTTTGGATTCCGGCCACGGAGATTTAAACAAAGGAAACGGACTACCAGAAATGGTCTATGATTCAAAAAATAAAATAATGGAAATTCGAAAAAGACTTTCTTCTATTGTTAACGATTGGAAAAAAGTTAAAAAAGTTTAAAGTGCTACAAAGTTCTTAACGATAATATTTCCAACCATTGACGCACTAGAGGAGGCTTGGTAATTATAAGTTCCAGAAATAGTAGCAGGAACTTTCCAATACAGCGTTCCTGAATCTTTTCCTTGCGCATCATCGCCAGTACTAACAGTTCCATTAGATGCTACATGATACAGTCCTGTACTATAATTTGTTAGAGTTCCGTCTTGTATCTGGAATGGGTGCCCTTCACAGTTTAACTCAAATGCAATTGTTGTTCCATTAATTGCATATAATGTTGGATTATCATTGGTACCATGCTGATCAAAACGGTAGGCGCTGGTTCCATTATTTGTAACAGTCATTTTAGTAATTGCAGGAAGATAGAATTTATCAACAGTTAACGATGCTGCGCTCGCATCAGTTAGTGCTGGAAAAGTAGTTGCGCCTGCTGTAGCAGTACTAGCAAATGTTATTGTATCCGATGCTGCATCAGTTGTAATTGCTATGTTAGTGCCAGCAACTAATGTTAGTTGGTCTGTCGCACTAGATGCAACCACATTTGCCTGTCCTGCGACCTTAATTGTTTCAAAACTATTCGAACTAGTACCTGCTTCGGCAGTAGCGGAAATTGTAATACTATCTGTTGCGTCGTCGGTAACTAATGTTATGTTTGAACCTGCAACAAATGTTAATGTATCGTTGGTGCTATCGGCAGAAATACTAGTTTGTCCATCGATCTCGATATTATTAAAAGTATTTTGCGCAACTGCTGCTGCACCACTCGCCACCAAGACATTCCAAGCAGTTCCGTCGTACTGCCATGTAGTTGATCCTTCAGTATAAGTATCTCCTACCTGTGGATCTGCTGGAAAATTTAAAGCCATAGTTTATTCCTTTGTTGTATTTATTTCCTTAAATTTAGTTTTAAACCGCCTTTGTATTGTAATTTTTTACTTAGCGGTCTTGCACCCGGATAAAAACGTTTCTGTATAGCGGAGTTTTGATATATTACTGTTGCAGTCCCGCCTTCTAAACTCTCGTAATCGAGCCAATTTGCAGATACGGGTGTAGTTGTTTCCGTGCCATAATAAAAATCAAGAGCATTTTGATCTTCTAAGGTATCAATCCAGTCTAAAACATCTTGCCAATTCCAATCTCTATTATGCTCTAAAATAGTAGCGATAAATCCACAAGTTACAGGACAAGCAGCACTAGTTCCACCAAACGAACAATCGGTAGCTCCTACACTAAGTCCGTCATATGTATCAGGTCTGTCACCCTCGCTCGCATAATCTTTATTTGCTGCTAAAGTTCCATCTGCCGGGGCATACACATCAATATCATTTCCTCTATCGCTGTAACTAACTTTTTGTTCTAAATTTCCTGCTGCATAATTATCATCTAATGCACCAACGTTAATTGTTTTATATTTTATAGTACCGTCGGCGGCAGTATATTTTCCTCCCATTTGAGGAAATCCTCTACGATTTGTTGTTCCATATACTGCCACACCAAACTCTGAAAATGTAGAATTTTCTAAACTACCGCCATCTGTTGTAGTAATATAGTTATTGTAATCAGGATGATCAGACTTTACTTGTTTTTGATTACTGTTTCCTGCCGCTACAACGAATATAACTCCCGCATCTATTAATTCGTCTTGTGCAGTTGTTAAAGAGTTAGTCTTCATTTCGCTCTTCCAACGTCCGCTATCTCCTTGAGTGCCCATATGAGAAAGCCATTCAATTCCTGTTTCGCTAGTATATGAATTATTGGTGCTTGATCTATGAGTGTAATAATATGTACTGCCACCGGGATCTTTGTTGGCTCGATATCCCCAACTGTTAGACATAATCGTTGGGTTTTTTGTTCCGTAATTTGAGTTTGTAGGTTTTAGTTTATGGAACATTTTAACTAAATCAAAACCAGGTTCAATATCTGTCCCCCATATGTTGTACATGTTAAACGCCCACTTGTTAGCGTTATATGCCCAACCTTGTGTTCTGCCATATGTTAATGCACAACACGGTGTTCCGTGTTGCCCTACAGAATACGGAAATCCAGTGTACGGTTGAGCCATATTACTTCCGTTATTGTTTTGTCGAGTGTAGTCAGTACTGATGGTAACTGTTCCTTCATTAGAAAATTTTGAACTTCTATTATTAGAATTGGACCACCAGGCCCTGGCAACAGTTTCAACAGGAACAATAGTTCCGTCCCATCTTGTTTCTAGTCTATTATCAGGATCAGCGTTAAAATAATCAGGATCGATATAATACGGTGCATCCAAAACAAGATCTAATAAATCACAAGTTCCAT